TTTTTTGAATTAATACTAAATCGTCCATATTTAACCTTTCTATTTTCTAGCTAGTTTATCTTTGTTTTCGCCTTTTTTTATTACATAGTCTTGAGTTCCATTAGCACCTGTTTCAACTTCTTTTTTTAAGTGTCTGAATAAACTCATTTGTTTTATTTTTCTGTAATTTTCTTTTAAAAAACTTTCAATTGATTTTGTGTCTCTCATTTTTTCTTTTTTTTTGATTTACATTTGCATCTGGGAGCTGTCAACCACTCAAAGAAATTATCAATAACTCCAAAAAATTTATATAGGAATCTATCTATCATTAACAGTTCCATGCTCTTAATGATTTATTAATTCTTGAATTAGGATCTCTGGCTGTTTTAGCAGAAGTTAATTTCTTTTTCATTCCACCCATTCTAGCACAGAACGAAGCTCTTCTTTTATTTCCTACTTCTTTTGAGGGTGCTTTTAAAGTTCCTTTTGTATAACTAGCTCTACCTTTAGCATTTAATCCACCTTTAGGATTTTTACCTTCTTTTCTAGTCCAAGCTGCAGTAGCCATTATGCTGTACTCGTTTTTTTAGGAAAACCTTTTTTCATATTAGCGTAAGCTTTCTTTGTTATTGTAGAATCTTTTTTACTTCTTGAAGTACCGGCTTTCTTACGAGCGTTGATGTTGGCCCATAGACCTTTGGCTTTAGCCATTATTTTTTTCCTTATTTAATTTCACAACCGTGACCACGTTTAGCTATGCCACCGTGTTTATAACCGGCTCTGCCACCTTTAGCATAATCTTTTATGTCAGTTCTTGGGTCGCCAATTTCTGAATCTTCCAGGCCTGATTTTTTTAATCTAGCTTTCGCTGTTTGTTGAAATCTTTCTTCCTTCATAGGGTGTTCAAAAGATTTTTTTGAAGATTTTTTTCCATCTTCAAAATCAATTTCACCAGAATCCATCATTTTACCAAAACCCATTTTTTTATATTTAAGTTTTTTAGCTTCTTTTTCTCTATTTTCTTTTGTAGCCATTATTTTTTTCCTTTAAGTTATTTCCCTTTAATTTTAGGAGGTTTAGGACGTGTAGTTGTTGTAGTTTGACTTTCTTTTAATTCTTTTAGTATATCAAGTTTTTCAGCTCGTCCACCTTTTTCAGCTGGTCCACCTTTTGCTAAAGCTTTTCTAGTATTTGTAGTTTGTTTATTAAAATGTCTATTGGCCATAATTATTCTCCTAAGTTATTTTCTTTTTATCAGATCTGTTGCTTTAAGTCCATAGACAGATGCAATGACCCCTACAAAAATTGTTTGGTACCAAAACGGTAAATTTCCAAAGTGAAAAAAGAATAACTCCATTTTCTCCATATGTACAGGATTATCTGACCATACAGAATAGCCTAACATTACAATCGGAATCGACAATAAAACTAAAATAAATTCGTCTTTCCAATCTGATTGTCTAGCTTCTAGTAATTTTCCAGAATACTCTAATTCTCCAGTACTCATTTTCTGAGCATGTTTCATAGCAGCATCCGACATAAGCATTTTTGTCTGTTGCTTATTTTTGTAAATATGTGAGCCTGCAGAAACGGCTAATTTAATTGCCGAGAACCACATGTTAGTACCAGGTAGCTTTTTTACTTTTAGATTTCAGCATTCTTTTAGTTCCTCTAACGTCCACTTCGTCCCCAACAGCTATTCTGTTGTAAGGGCTCTCTTGGTTAGTAAGAATCTTAGATCTAGGATCGATTTCAGTTCTAACTTCTGGAGTTGCGATTTCTTTAGATCCATCTGCTGTTGTTTTGTTTTTTGTTATAGCCATATTTTCTCCTTAATGTGTTTATACTTATTTTTTATTAAAATTTCTACCAAAATCGTTCTCTTTGCTTCGATTAGCTAGTTCTTGTTTAGCGATAGACGTTGCAGCACGTAATTCTGCTAAATCTTCGTTTTGTTCCAACTTTTCATCCTTATTTTGTTGGTTCATCATAGCTTTCATTCTATCCAAGTTGATTTTTTCTTGAGCTTGCTGTGCTTTTACAAAATCATCCTTAGCTCTGATGTCCAATTCTCTTGCTTTTAACTTAGCAATAGGATCATTTGAGTATTCACCTAACATTTGTTGCTCTTCTTTAGCAAAATCTTCAAACATTTCTGCAATCAATACAGATTTTCTAGCTTCAATCTGCATCGTTAGGCCCATGATCTGTTGTTGTATCATTGGATCTTGTTGCATTTGAGGATTTTGTTGCATCATCTGTTGTATTTGTTGCATCTGCATAATTTGTTCTTGAAACTCTACTTCAACTTGTTCTAATGCCATCAAACTAATATGTTCAAAGATATTTTTTTGCATTGAAGCTGTAATCTGTGGATTTCCTCTAGCCATTGAAGAAGACATAAAGTTTAAGTGAGCGGTAATGTGAGCTCTATGGTCTTGTCCTTTAAAAGCTTGGAAAGATTTTCCTCCCAACGATTGAATTGCTTCTACAGCAGGATCCATCGGTGTTGGTTTTTCGGGTTGAACTAAAATAGTATCAATATTTTTTACACCTAATGCTTCATACATTGCACGGTACGCATTATACATATTATGCATTTGCGGATTTGATTGTGCTAGTTGTAACTCAGCTTGAGCAATTGATATTCTTTGAGACTGAGAAAAAATATTAGGATCCGCTATTGGTAAAATATCTATCTTGTCATCAAAATCTTGTTGTTTAATTTGTCGGGTTCCTCCTACAACATCGTAAGGATATTCTGCTGGTAAATATGTTTTAAATATTCTACCTAGCATTTTGAACTCATGTTTAAGACTCACATAAATTCTTTTATGAATCGCGGACATTGTTCTGCTTCCTCTTTCCAGAAGCGCTACGGTCGTACCCACTGCTGCTTGCTGGTTCCCATCACCTACTTGAAGATCGGCGATAGACGCGAAACGCTGTCCAGCCGATACTACGACCCCCATTAGTTGTAATAGAGTTTGAGAAGGTTCTTTAAATGGAAGTGCCATAAAGGCATCTTTTATATTTCCACCTGGAGCATCCACATCTCTAAATTCGCCGGGAGCAATCGCTTGCGCGTCATCTCTAATTCTAATTCCTCGCATTTTAAAACCTGCGGGTAAGTTAGATAAAGTTCCTGCATCAAGTAATGATCTAAGAGCTGCTGTTGCAGTTCTGCTTAGTCCACCAATCATATGGATTAAACCAAAGCCATAAAAACCTAGGCCGGGTAAAAATTTGAAATGTACAAAATAAGAAATTTTTTTCTTTAAAGGATCAGCGGGTTCATAGTTTCTTCTGATAGATAAAACTTCACGAGTTGCTTCTTCGATAGTTACAATGTAAGGAAGTTTGATTCCTGTAAATTCACCTTCATCATCTCTATCTTCAAAACCTTCTAGATCTAAATCCATATGAAATTCTAAAATATTATAGAGGTCTTCGTTTTTAGTTTTTTGTATTCCCTCTAACTCTCTTTCTTTTTTATCTAGCTCAGATTCTACATCTGCAGGTTCCCCTAATTCTATATCCCTGTAGAAACCATTAACTTGTTGTTTTCTTAAATCGTTTTGAGAAGTTTTAACAACATGAATTACTGCTGTTGCATCTTCTAACGAAGTTGCAGAATAGGGTACCACTAAATCTTCAGCAGGTACAAATTTTGAAACGGCTCTACCTAATAAAGCATCATAGTAAATTTTTTTAAAAGCAGAACCTGCAAGAGGTAAATAAAATAACATCTGATCAAACTCAGGTTCGTATTCTTTCATCTGGTCCATTAACTGCCAGTTCATATATTCTTTAACTCTCTCTGATTGCATTTCTTTTTCAGGAGTGGGCACACCGATAATTTGTGTTCTTACCGGTCCGTCGGCCGGGAGTAATTCTTTGTAAGCCAAGGCTTGAAATTGTGTAACCGCTTCTGCAAGAACGGGGTGAGTTGCACCTGCTGCTCCGGCGAAAGGTTCGGTTCTATTTTCGTATTTAAATCCTAATAAATCTAAGCCTGTAATATAAGTGTGTTCCCATTCTTTACGAGACTCTTTGTAGTCCATGTAATTTGAATTTAATTCTGAACCTAGAGGACCTAAAACATCCTCTGGTAGTAACTCTGCTAAGTTGTCAAAGTGGTTTTCACTCTGTGCTTGGTTATAGGCTCCAGGTTCAAAATTAATTTCAACACCGCCATCTTCTGTAGGTGTAATCTCTGTGTCACCCTCATCAGGTATTGATTCTTGAATTTCCTCAGTAACCTCGACTTGTTCCTCGGGCCCTGGTATTTCAACCGAAGTTCTAACTTCGTTTAATGCTTTGTCTATATCTGCCATTTATTTTCTCCAATTGTGAAACGCTATTGCTTTGTTTAGCTTGTTTTGTTTCATTAATCAAGCCTCTAGGCTCAGGGCCACTTAATGGTGGGATTTGATCCCATTTGACGTTCAACATATTTTTAGTGAGAGTTGGGTTTTTTTTCATTAGCAAATTTTTTTACAAGTTCATACCATACCTTCTTCCAGTACTCTAATCCAGTTTTATTCCACATAATAGCTGCATGGTTTATTTCTTTCATTACCAATAATACTTCTTTTTTCGTTTTGGTTGTATCTCATCCTTATAATCTTCGGGATGATCTAATAATCCACCCTGTCTGTATCTTAACAGAGCTTGGGACATGGAGTCAACTAAATCATCGTGATCTCCATAAGGAAAAGCTGCACATTCTTCTACCATCTCTTGAGCAAATTGTTTTTTCAAAGGAGCCCAGACCTGTCCTGACTCAAACATAGGAGACACTGCGTTAACTCTAGCA